GTCCATCCAACGAAGAACGCCATCTCTTTTCTTTTGTGCTTTAGGACAATTAGGATCTTTCCAATCGCCTTCCCAAACACCTTTACCAATCTGGAAACCACCTGAGTCACCTAGTAACCAAGTGTTTGCCCTATCTCTATTACGCACCATATCTTCTTTAGGTACAATCTTATTTGTATCTAAGTCAGCATGTCCTGCAGAATAGAGTGTCCACTTATAAGTGAACGCTCCTTCTTGCTTGTTGAGATAGTTAAGACTTTCTACACCGTTGTTCCAGTTAGCAGGAATACGAGCATCTTCGATATAAGGACCTTTAACAGGATCAGGAAAGCGTTGCTTGCCTACATATGTCGCATAGAAGCCGCTTAATGCTGGCAAAAAATGTGCGTAGTCGTTCTGTGTCGCTGTTAAATCCTTATTCATTATTTGCTCTGTGCTGGAAGAATATAATCGTATTTGACCATACCGCTATCAACACTAATCATCATAGCACCTTGGTCACTAATGCTCATTGTAGCATCACCATCTAAGCCTAAAATTGCTTGTACTTGTGCTACAGGCCAACTCCAAGTGTGTGTTAATGTACCTTCTACACCGTGTTGGAAAACAAATTCGCCTGCGTGTGTACTTGCATCACCAAAGCTGAATACTAAGTTACCGTCTGTAGTCTTTACATTAAACGTAGGCTCTTCAGTATGCGCCGCACTCATTAGTTTCATACGTGCAATACTTGCCATGCTTGGTTTAAATGTTACAGACCAACTTGCGCCTTTAAACTTAACAGTCTTAAGTTTTTCTTCAATGATTGCTTTGTTCATAAAGCGGTAATCATTTTCAAAGTCACCTGCTGCGTTTTCAAAGTGAATGTGAGTTGGAATAGTTTCGCCGTTGCGTTCTGCTTGTATTACATCAATCTTTGCATCTTTCTGATACTCTGGATTTTTTAAATGTAATGCTAGTTTATCTAAGTTAGGCATACCAAACGTACCTGTAAATTCTGCTACAGGCGCATGTGTTTCTGCACTTAAAATAACTGAACGATCTTCTGCCATTGAATCAATAGCTGTTCCTTCATCATTACTTACTTTTACTAGTGATAAAAATCCTAGCGAATGTGTGTGTGCAACGATGTCTTGTAAAATGTCTTTCATAAAGTTTCTCCTATTTCAAGTTTTATTATATTATCATTTGTCAAAGAAGTCAAGTACTTTTCTACACTATATTTAGGTTTAAAGCCTAATGACTTAATTTTTTCCATATTAGCACAAGTCCAATTGCGTTCATATGGTGTATTTAGGCGGACAGGAAGATTTGGAGCAAAGTCTGACACCTTATAAGGATGTCCTGTTCCAATATCAATAGTACCTAAATATTTACTATTCATACATAGCTGTATAGCATTACATAAATCTTCGATGTGTACAAAGTCTCTGTAATGAGTTGTAGTATATTCTAGTTCATTATCAATTAGTTTTTGTAAAAACATTCCTGGTCTAGGAGTGCTAGAATATACAGTATGAAAACGCATACCAAGTGTGTTTGGATAACGCTCTGCAGCTTCTTCTACGCAATACTTTGATGCTGCATATGGGTTTAAATCGGGCTCATAGACGCTACTAGAGCTTGCGTAAAGCACTCTTGTATCAGGATAGCGGGCAAACAAGCGTTTACTTACTTCTACGTTATTACGCCAATATCCTGCAGGATCGTTAATACTTTCACGTACTCCACTTTTGCCTGCTAGATGTATAATTAAGTCAAATTCTTCTTTAAGATCAATATCGTATAAGTCTTGTCCGTCTTGTAAATCAAATCCAACTACACTATGTTCTTTAGTTAGTTTACGTAACAGTGTACTTCCTATAAAGCCTCTATGGCCTGTTAACATAATTTTCATTGTGTTTCCTTTTCTATAAATGTTGAAATAGAAAATCGAAATTTAGGACCTGTTCTACTTGGACCATTAAATCTATGAACTAGTTCTCCATTAAATTTAATCATTCTATTTGGAGTATACGGAGAAGTATATATTATTTCTTTCCCATATTTGTCGTAAAAGAATGTTTCTCCACCCCAACCATCTTTCCATTCGTTATTAACATAATATAAAATTACATCTTGGTTGTTGTGTGTATGTATAGTATGTGTATCATAAGTTGTATCACAGTTAACAACAGTTTGTACAATTTTATTTTCGTTAATGTCTTTGAATGGCTCACTAGTAATAAGAGGATCTAAAAAATCATTTAAACTTTGATCTTTTGTTCTATTAATCCACATGTCTTTTGTAATACGACTGTGTAAAAATGATTCATCTTCATTAAAACTATCTTGCCAACCTATGAAATATGGAATCTTAGTACAATTTAGCATTATACTTTTGTTTAAGTCCCAGTCAAAGACATTATCATATATAGTTATTTCTGGATGCGGATTAGATACTACAAGCATTTTAACTTACTCCATGTATCTTTCCATCCATTTACTTCAATAGCAAATCCTAAATCATTATCGATTATAACTTTCTTTAAAGGATAGTCGTTACCTTGTAGATCCATCCTGTCACCATAAAAATGTAATACATCATTAGGATCAAAGTCGTTTACTATTTGGCTTTTGTCTGCACCTTTAGGACTAATATCAATACCTGTTTCGCCGCCCGGTCTTGCAATTAGTTCTTTAAATTCTTTGTTAAATAAATCAGCAATAATATTTCTTTCGCCAATCTGTGTGTCATGTTTCACATAAAGTTTTCGCTCGCCCATTGTAGCATTGCGACCAACAACACTAAAGTTAACCATGCCAGGGCGTTCTTCAATGTGTAGTCCTGTACGTAACGGAAAACTACTTTCTTCTAGTTTATCTTCTAACCAAGCCTTAACATGTATTGGAATTCTCCAATTATCAGATCTAATATGTGTCTCACCTTGCCAAACATCACTTCCTGAACAGTTATAAACACGTCTGGCAAGACTATATATCTCTTCGCCTATTTGTTCTATTGTTTTTTCTTTGTCACTTCCTGTTACAAGATATACATCATTTTCAGCACAGAAGTTGCTAAAGAACACAGCAAAGTCGTTATCAATTTGTTGTCTACTAGGTGTAAGTGTTCCGTCTACATCAAAAATAAATTTATTCATCACAGACTCTTTTCCTTAAATCGCTACTACTAAAACGGTGTTCTCGTTTGTTAAAATAAAGATCTATACCCCGTTTATTACAAATCGCTCGACCTGTAAATGTTTTGTCTCTGTATTCTTCACCTAGTATACGTACATCAATTGGATACATGCTTAGAATGTCTTCTAGATCTTCTTCATATTTGTATGGGATAATTTCATCTACATAACCAACTGCTTTTAATTGTGTGTATCTTTCTACAATACTTTGCACTGGTCTGTTTTTTTCTGCACGATCTACACTTGGATCAATTTGTAATCCGCATATTAGATAATCGCACTGTTCTTTTGCTTCACGCAACATAATAATATGTCCTGCGTGTAACAAATCAAATGTACTACAAGTAAATCCTACTTTCATGTTATACTCCGTAATTAAAACTGATGCTATATCGATTTTTGTCTGAATTATTCTTTGTTACTCTATGCGGTATCCAACTAGAAAAACAATATAAGTCTCCTGTTGCACTTTTGTATCTTGCTTCTGATATGTTGTAAGGTGTATTCTGTGTTTTTAACTGTTGAGGTATATGCATAGCACTTTGATCATTTCTCTCAAAAACAATATCACCTTGATCTAAATCTTTATCTGCTTCTAAGTAATAAACTCCGCTGAACAATGCACCCATTATGCCTGCATGATGTATATGTGTATGTGATGGATTTTCAACTCCGGGCGGATTTTTGTTTACCCATATGTTATATAACTGTACCTGACGAAATCCAATTTCTTCGCATATCTTTGCGTAAACTTCGTCTAAAAGTTTAACCATATCTACTACAGCTTCACATTCTTCTAGTACAAAATCAACACTAGACCAAGGACGATCATCGCCTAGTAGTCTATCATTATCCCATTTGTCTTTTATTTTGTAGTCACTATATACTTTAAGTGCTTCGTTGTCAACATCTAGTTGTCCAGTCCATACATAATTAGGAAACCATAAATCTCTACCATCAATCATACTAAGGTACTCCACTTCTTTAGTTTTTCTTCTTTTGCACTACTACGTGCATAGATGTGTTTCCAATCTAACACACCGTGTTGTGTCATTAAATTGATCATACAATAGACATCACCTACTTCTTCTAATAGTTTTTCACGTTCGGCATCTGTGATATCTTCGATATTTTTAAATTTACGAACAACTTTCGAACAACGTTGTGTAAGCTCACCACATTCTTCTGCTGTGATAATCATTAATTGTTGTAGTTTGTTAATAGGACTATCTTCCATATTACTCTCCAAATTCAAATAAACTACCAAATGTAGTATTTTGTTTTGTATCCTCTAGTGGATAATTAAGCACTCCAATTAGGTTATCTAGTTTGTTATCAATAATAGTTTCAGCCATTGCTGTATCATCAAACGGAAGTTCTTTAAACCAGTCCGGAATACGTAATTCGTCTGTAGGATACGCAACACTAGTATAGCCTAACGGATTCTGTTTAAGTTTACAAACAATAACTTTCATACCATCTACAATTTCCTGCGAGTACTTGTCACCATTCATACGTTTCAATGTATTCCAATTGATACTTGCTCTTACATGTCCAGGCATGTTTGCTTTACCTTGCTTTTCTTCAAGACGTTGATAATGTCCAATTTTATTTGCACGTTTTGGACTACCTTTTTCCCAACCAGGGCGTTCTGAAAATTCTTTACGGAATTCTGTAATACGCTCAAGTACATCTTTCTGCGGAACATCTGTAAGTACCATAAGCAATAACTCGCTTAAGAATTGTTGCATGAATACTGGAGTATCTGATCTACGCAAGTCCAAGCCCATTGCTTTTACTTTGCCTGCTTTGCCATCAGTATCGCTTCTAAAGCCCTCAATGTCATATACTAGTGCCGCATAACGTTTCTTAGTAATAAACAATCCACTTTCAGCAACAATTTCTCTACCTGCGGCAATAACGTCTGATCTACTCTTTGGACAATGAAATGCCTCTAACATAAACTTTGGAAATGTTTCGTTTGCAGCTTCGCATACTTGGTCATAAAGTGTAATCACATTATCTTTATCCCACGGAAGTTGTCCTGCATCAATTTGTTCTTTGAGAGTAGGATATCCACTGAAGTAACAAGAATCAGTGTCACCGTAAATCATTGCTTCGCCTACATGATCATATGTACCTGTAATAACTTTGTTTACTTCTGCACTCATGTGCTTAACAATAGTACGTCCTGTTAGTGTAGTTGACTGTCCAATACGTTTATCAAAGAATCTACAGCCTGGATTAAGAATAGCACCATACAAACTGTTCAAGTTAATCTTCTTAACCAACTGTCGCTTGTCCCAGTACTCAATCTCTACAGCATTGCCTGCGTCTTTGGCTTTTTTAAGGTGTGACTGTAGTTCTTTACGTTCACTATACCAACGCTTTAGAATACCTGGAATAACACCTTCAAATTCGGTTGTAAAAATTGTACCGTTTGAACTAAGCATCCAAGGCTGGTTGCTGTCAAATATTAGTTTGTATATTTCAGCACCACTTAGTACATCACTGCCACCGTTTTCCCAGTCAATTGTAAGAGAAATATCTCTGCGTTGCTCCATAACAGCTTCGTATTCTTCTGTACTAAAACGTCCTTCCCAACTACCCGCAAAACTCTTCTTTTTAAGCGTCATATCTTCATGCACACGCCCCTCAGATACCTCCGGGCGTATTTGTCCTATGATTGTTTCAGGTGCCATGTTAAGGGCTCTAATAACACTAGGATATAGTGAATTCAAATCCATTGAACCAATCCATTTGTGCAAACCTTTTTTCGGAAATGCTACATAAGCACCTGCGGCTTGTGTTGATTCATCATCATATCTTTTACGATTAGGAACTTGTAATCCTCTATTCCAGGCTTCGTTAACAATCGCTTGTTCTGTAACAGCAACAGCACCCATAGTGGTCTGTAGCAAAACAGTATTTGCATGAGCTAGTTCGTTACTGAGATCAATAAATCTTAGTTTTTTGTCCAGCTTGTCCAGTAGTGCGGTATCTTGAATGTTGTATTCAATGAACTTTCTAAAGTCATTGTTGTACAGTTGATCCAAAGTGCCTTCATAAGGAACTTTATTTTCACCAACTTCGATTTCGCCAATGGCATCAAGTCTATATGTATGTCTTTCTTCATATGTGTATTTACGATATAAATTCAAACTATCTAAATGCACTCTGCCTATTAGGTCAAAGGTTACAGCTGATTTACCATACTTCTCATATTCACGTTTCTTAGGAAGTTGTCCCCACAAACAAAAACGTCTTGTGTCGTCTTTGCTTAGTACACGACTAGTTCTGTTTACAGTATATGGAATATCATATCCTTCACTGTTCCAACCTGACAAAATATCAGCATCTTCAATTAATGTTAAGAAAGTGTCAATCATGTCACCTTCTTTTTCAAACAACATTACGTTGTCAATACCTTCAAGTGTTTTCTTTGCTTCGTCCATAGTAAGTGTCTTAGGCGGCACAGCCAAACATACCATTGTTTCTAGCCACTGCAAGTATACACTAATACTTGTAATCGGCATAAACGGATCACTAGGATCAGCAAAGCCACGCTCTGGATCAAAGTCAGTCTCAATATCAAAGAACGCAATGTTTAGTTTAGGTGCATCTTGATTAAGATAGTTTTCGCTCAAACACTGGAAGATTGGATTGATATCACTTTCAAATAAGTTTTTGCCTTTGTTAATAGCAACTTCTTTGCGGAAGTCTTTTGTACTCTTACAAACAACTCGTGTAAGGGGATCACCATAAACACTTTTGTATTTTCCCCTAGAATCCTCGTAATAAAATGTATATTTTGCGTTATACTCGTGATATTGTCTCTTGCCGTCTTTGCGCTCTACTACACGAATAATATCTTGATCTCTGTCAAAATGTGCATCTACATAACTCATTTTTTATTCCTGTCTAACCATTTTTTTGTTTTTCTATAAAATCCGTCAAAAGTAAAGTGATGCTTCATAAGACTTCGCCATTCTTCTTCTGGTACCCATTTTGTTTCTAATTCTATTTTAACATCATGTTGCAACGGAGTCAAGTACGCAATTACATTTCCTGCTTCAAGTGTTATTTCACTTGGTCCTAAAGAAGGTGCTATAAACATATTAACTGCTGTTGCTGATTGGTACGCAAAATTTAATTCTCCTGGTAATAAATTAAATTGTCCTAATTGTTCCGTATGATGCCAACTTGGATTATGCATTAAAAAAGGAATATCTCTGCAAGGACCTTCTGCTGTAACTAGCCACGGACTCATTAATTTTACATGTGTATAACCTTTAAAAGCACTGTTCCATTGATCAGGATGATGTTGTTGAATAAAATGTTGTTCTTCACCTTTAGGAACTCCTGGTACATCAACATCAATAATTTGGCCTTTATCGTACTTGATACGTATGTCTTGCCATAGTGGAATATTAATTGTATTTTTAAATAAGTCGACCATTCCGGGACAACTATTCATATTGGGAAATAATTTATCTTTTGAAACTTTTAAAGTTTTAAACCAGTCTGGAACAAGTTGTCCTGCTAGTTTTGGGGGAAACATATCTATCAATTGTTTTGTGTGATAGGTATGAAAAGTCAATTTGACTTTCTTTTCTTTTTTAAACATTCATTCTCCGTTGCTTGTGGCCAACTTAACCTTAATCTTGCCTGGCAATTGCCATTGGCGTTAATAGTACTTATTACAAGACAAGTCCTGCAACATAAATTACGGTTAATCCTGCATTAAGAACAATAAGACTACGTTCTTTCCACAGGATACCAATTAATACCCAAAGTCCATTACTTGCAATAAATGCATAAATGTACCAAGGGTATATATTAAATGCGGCCATTGTTGCCGCAACCAACAAACATGCTGTACTAAACCATGCTAGTGGTTGATAGGGTTTTACCACCATAGTGCTGCAACCCCATATCCAAATACATTAATAACAGCAAAGTAACCTGTTAGTAACATTACCCAAGCCGCACCTCTACGTGTAGCCGCATAGCATTGTGTTACACTTCCTACAAAAAATGCAGGGTAAACAATTAACATATTAGGGTCTCTTGCTGTTAGTGCCAGTGTCATACTAGCACCAACTGTAAATATAAAGCTGATAAGTTCAAATGCAAATGCAATCTTATCACTTTTGTAACTGTTGATCCAAAAGTCTTTTATTTTTTGCACTACTTGTCCTTACCAACTGTAACAACTAGTGTTTCTAAATCGTCAAACTCGTCAGCAACTTTTTCCCAGTCACCTTTTTGTGCAATCTTAATTGCTTTATTAATCATTGATGGTTTGATATCAAGTTCTTCTGCTACTGCTTTTACAGTATCTTTTAATCCTGCATTTAGGTCTTCAATTTCTTGTAATACTGTAACACCTTCGTTTACTAGTCTTTCAAGTTTCGCTTTTTCTTCAGCACCATAGGTACGGTCACTCATAAGTTTCTCCTTAGTTTAAGTTATATTATATAGGATTTATTGTTGCTTGTCAAGTCTTTTTTTGTATGCTTCTTCAAAACCGTCTTCACGGTAAATCATTTCATGATTATTCCACATACGTCTAAAGTATCCATCGTAGGAATCTATGACAGTTTGATCGTTTGGTGCAATATGTCCTTTTACTATGTAGAATAGTCTGCATTTTTCTTTGAAACTAACGTCGGACATTTTTACCTAACTATTTTTTATATTTTGCGAGTGCTTTATATAGTTCTTCTTTGATCGATTCTGTCTTTTTGTTGGGCTTGCCATGTTTATTGTGCTGTGCCCACGCAATGGCATAGGGTGCACCAGGATCGTCAAATTTCTTTTTCAGTTTTTTGACTTGCTTCTCTCTGCCTGGAGGAGCATCTTCTTCTTTCTTTTTATTCTTTTTAGCTAATATCTTCTGCATAGCAATAAGATTGTTTCTAAATGCTGGATTAGACATTAATTCAGAAAACAATGCTATATACGGTTGTATTGCTGCTCGTTCTTTGTCGTTTAATATTTCGCCTTCACCGGCTTTCTTTAAGCCTCTTGCAATTAAAGCACTAGGATCCATGTCAGGATCAATTGCTCCACCTAATGTAGTTGCAGCAGGTGTAAGAGCTGTTATATCTATATCGGCTTCGCCTACTAGTTTATCTTTTAAAGGATGAGGTGTTTCATTTCCTGCTGTAGGCTTGCTTAATTTAGGCATTGGATCTTTGCCTTTTGCTTGTCCTGCACTACCTGTTTTCTGTGTTTCTGTGACACCAGCTAATTTTGCGAAGTCGCTTACACTGTCAATACCTAATGGCATTGATCCTTCAGGTACTGATGTACTTTCGTTTATATAATCTTTAGTTGGGGGTATATCTGCAGGAGCATTGTTTGCCATATTTAAAAGAGCTTGTTTATCCTGTTCAGGAGTTGAAGGAAATAAGTCCTTCATCATTGAGCTCATTTTATAAAAGTCAGTCATATTAACCTCTTTTCATCACAATGTTTATAGCTTTGTCTACGTCAAACTTAGTAAAATGTTTAGATCCAAATTCTTCACCTACATTTTTGTAAATCCACTGAGTGCCTTTACTTCGTAAATTTTTGTTCACCCATGCAACAAGGTCATTCATATCTGCAGGCATCATAGAGCTAAATGCGCCCTTTACTTTATCTAAAAAATTTTCATTAGTATTGGTTTGTTTGAAATATTGTAAAAACTTTTTATGATCCTTGTGCATTTCTGCGGCATCAGGATTCTTAAGATAAATTTTTAACCAGCCTTTATATTGTGGATCATCGCCGATAGTTTTTTCTTTACCTTTGAAAATGTCAAATATTTCGTGGACAAGCATTACATCTTCACACAGTTGTCTACTGTTTTGCCACCTTTTTTCTTGGTGCCCATACGCTTGTAGCCTTTCCAGCATACTTTGCCGTCAACGCCTTTTTGCTTTTCTTCGTCAAGTGTAGTGTAACTTGGTTTACCACATTCGCTACATACTTTAGATTTAGTTTTTGACTCAAGCATAGCATTTAGCCCATCTTTGTACGAAGATTTTTTAGCCTCTGCAACAGCAGTTTCTGCAAACTTCATGTCATAATCCATTGCATGATATACAGAGCCAATATAATCTGCGGCCTTAGTTATTTTACTCTGTTGCCATCCTTCTATGCCTTCTGCTTCAGAAACAGTTTTAAGCATTTCGTGTAATTTGATTGCATATTTTGCTATTTTGTATAGGTCAGCTCGTGCCATTTGCACTTCGTGATCTCGTTCCGCCATTTGGGCTAAATCACCTAGTCCGCCTTCATTAACTTTTTTGTTTATTTCATTGTGCCGCATTATACTCTCCGTATATATATTTATGCTTTTGTTTTCTTTTTCTTCTTGGATTTCGGTTTATCACTGTTTACACGTTTTATAGGTTCGCTACCAATTCCGCCACTAGCAAAGCCGTTTCCTCCACCAATACTAGTTGCAATACTAGAAGCCATAGTAGTTTCTTTCATTGCTTTTTTCTTAGCATGGCAATCACAGTGTTTGCAGTCAGGTCCACATGTACATTCTGTTACAGGAACACCGCAACAAGCCTTAGGACACATTTCAACTTTTTTCTCAGATAAAATTTCTAATATTCTCATAATACTATTTACCTTTCGTCTTTCCGCTCTTCATGTTAGCACACCAGTGATACATTTTAGCCTTCTCACCACTTGCTTTTTTTGCTTTTTTTCTTAGGCTTGTGACGCTGCCATTACAGCTTGCTCCAGACTTTTTAACACGTCCGGGCCTACTCTTACCTTTTTTTTTACCGTCAGCAAAGTTTTCTTCTATGCCCGTCATTTTGTCATTTACAGCATTTCTTCTTACAAGTTTGAACATGTCTGCATCTTTTATACTTTTATCTGCTTTAGATATGGTTTTAGCATTTATCCAATCAGTTCCTTTTGATAATTTATCTACCATAGCACTGTATAATCGTGTACGTGAAAGTCCTTGTTCTTTACTTGCACTAAATTGTATAACATCAATTTCACTGTGTTGTTCTATAAATTGTTTAATGTGATTGATTACTGCACCAAATATTGTACTTGCATCTCCACCACCGGTTTTCTTAGTAGCACCATTCACTTCAAATGTTATATCTAAACCAGGTAGAATAACGCCTCCTGCATTAATAGGTTCAAAGAAATATTGAATCCCTACTTCTTTGCGACCAATGTATGCAATATATGCATCACCATCGCCATGGTCTTCAGGATCTTTTTCCCAATCAATCTGTGTATCAAATGCTTCTTTAACTGGCTCTTGCATATGCTGTTTAATATCTTTAGCTGTACGCTCAAACTTATGATCTTTGTATTTAAACCCTGTACCTCCTGCGGCATCCCATGCTTCTACGTTTTTGCCGTAATCGTCAATTAATATGTTAGGTGTGCCGTCTTGCTGTGTTGCATACTGTGGTTTGTCATGTGTTATGTGTATATTTTTTGGCGGAAAAAATGCTAGGTTCTTTTTAATCCATTCACGCTTGTGCGGCTCAGATTTTGGATCATCTGCTAAAGGTGTGCTACATATATTGTATTCACCTTTTACTTGTTTTACAAGAGCAAGTAATTGTTTTGCTTGAGGAAGTATTGGCAGTTCTAACCAAAATTGTTCTGTATCTCTAATTTTTTGTAGTGCATTTGGAAAATCATCAATCTTTGTCCAATGCTTTTTATCCATTAGTTTAGCCCACTCACCAAAAAAGTCTGCAAGTACGCCGTCCATGTCAATATATATTTCAGTTGCCTGTGCTATTTCGCCTAAGTCTTCTTTCATTTGCCTATAGTATAACACATTTTCATATAGTGTGTCAACTGAAATATTTTCTGCTAAACCTAAATTGAACAAAACATTTGTAGATTTACCTTTTGTTTTTTTGCTTAAGGTAGGTGGAACTCCGTCTTTTGAAACACTGTTACCAAACTTTTTTGCTTGTTTTGGTATTTCATTAGGTCCTACATCAACTGTAGTATTGACACCTTTTACTATTCTGCCATCTTCATTTAGTTCATAAAATCTCATTTTTTACGACCTCTAAATGGTACGCCGGTCATACCTGGCAAACTGAACCAAAGTTCAAACCATTCTTTGTCACCTGGCTTAATATTTTTATCACGCATCTTTTTTGCGTTTGAATTAGCAGCATCGCTTATGTTCTCAAGAGTATACTCTGTGTAACCTTTAAATTCGTTTACACCAGCAAGTTTCTTAAGTTCATCAATACTTGAATACATTAATTTACCTTTATACCGGTTTTACTGTTTGCTGAAACTTTTGTATTTGCATCTACTTTATAATCTACTGTTGATCCTTTGTCTTTGTCAATGCTTACCCCCATATTACCACTTCTGATTGACGTATTATCACCACTTATAAGTTTGCCACTCATATCATAAGTTGCTTTTTGATCTATAGTTGTACCTTGTGCTGATGTGCCAAAGTTTACAGTAACGGTTTGTTTAGCAATGTTATGTGTTTGTTGTAACCCACCTATCTTTGGAGTCATATACAACATTAATTTTCCTTTTGGCGTAAAGATATATGTTCCTGCTCCACTTGCAACACTTCTATTGCCTTTTGGAGTAGTGCCAATTCGAGTACCATTTTCATCTGTGCCATCTGGACCAGTAGGTGCTTGTGGTGGTGTAGGCATTTTAATTACTTTAATTTGTTTAGGTAATGATTGTCCTGGTGTTACTTCTGCTTCATATGCCTTAAATCCACCTGGCGGAAGTCCTCTAGTTGCTCCTGAACTCATACCCCCCATAAAATACCCTATTTCTAACTTTTGTCCTGGGCGCAAAGATTTTGGATTTTTAATACCGTTAAGTTCTAAAATATCTTTAGCACCTGCTTTTACGTCACCATCGTAATTACTATCAGCAAATCTAGTAGCTATTGCCCAAATAGTATCACCTGGTTTTACTATATATGATTCAGCAGGTTGTTCGTCTGCTTCACCTATAGGTGCTTCTGGATCTCCGAGTGCATTATTAAGCAACTTACTAGCAGTGTCGCCGTTACCCGGATACATTAATTCTGCTGCTTTCATTTTTTTCTCCTCATCCATTTCAGGCCACGCTGCCCTAAGTTCACTAGCACTTTTGATATCCATGCCACTAAAGTTAAAATCAATTGTAGGACCATATGTCATATAACCATGCATATCTGCACCGTGTTCTAGTTCGCCATTGTAGCTTATAATATAGCCCATTTGCCCATCGCTTTTTCTTATTTGATCTGGCTTAGGATGACTGGTTTGATCCTTTTCGCTACGTACAAATACTAATGCAGTATTTTCTGGATCACTTAGTAATCCTGTATACGACAACGCATTGAAAGGACTTTTAACTTGTATAAAGCGTTGTGTTGGTACACCAGCCATAGCGGCTAATTTTTGTTTTATAGCAAACGGAAAGGGTCGAGACTTAGTGTCGTCAGTAGCAGCTACATAAACATTAGGTTTTCCAAACGTGTCAACTGCCCAGTCGTATAAACTTTTGTGTCCAGGATGGAAGGGATGAAATCCTCCCGGCATAACCGCAACAACTTTCTTTTTACGTTCTTCAAATAAGTGTCTGAGTTTCATGCATAGTCGCCTTCTTCTATTGCTTTCATCTCTTCTTGATATATCTTATCGTATATAGCAGTACGATGATCGTTATTATAAACATCGTCTGGATGTCCAGCAATATTATATTTACTACAATAATCTGTCATGCCCTTTTCTATCATAGGCATTATTGTTTTTTGAGGATTATCATTACTACCTTCACGTTGCATATCAGCAATTTTTGAAATAGTAGGAAAGTATTCTCTGCGGTAAAAATTAGGATCATTACGCATATGCATACACGTATCATCAACTAAATCAAAACCTACGTCCATAGTTTCTGTAATTTCTCTAACCATTACCATTTTCTGCAACTCCAGTAACGTGCCTTATGTCTTGGCCCTGGATTATCACAATTATGTCTTGCTCTGAAAGAACGTCTTGCTGCCGGATTATTTTTTCTAATACGCATAGACTTACCTTTAACACTACTTCCGCCGTGTCCAAAGTTAACTTTAACTACATTGCCTTTAGGATTCTTTACATAGACTTTAAACTTCTTAACATCGCCTGCCATTGGCTTACCAAGTTTAACTTTACGTCCTTGATATTCTGCTTCGTCGATAACATCATCATCGTTATACCACATAACACCATAGTCTTCATAAAAATCATCGTCATCGTCGTATGTTATTTCGTCGCTCTCTTCTAATCCTTCAGCACTAATATCTATATCAAAATCTTGGTAACCTTGTTCAAACATATAATTTGCTAATTTGTTTGCATATTCGTCTGCTTCTTGTTCAGATAAGTTTCTAGCTAGTGGAATCTGATAAACTGTACCGCCTTGATCAGTTTCGTACATTTCCTGTTCTGCAAAAATACTTTCGTCAAGTGACTTTTGTTCTTCTTGCTTTTCCATTGTTATTCTTACAAAATGTTCCATTATTCCTCCTAATGATTCAATGCTATTGAACCTACTGTCCCGTCAGTCCAGTCATATACTTTGGCCCTAAGCCATACATAATTGCCTGTAAAATTAAACATATAACTACCATAGCTTCCAGTGTATGTTTGCTGTGTACTTGTTATAATGAACCAGTCAGCTTCAGCAGGTTCTACTGCTAAAGTTGCTTGTATTTCTATAACACCTGTAAATGTGTTATCTGCATTACCGGATATATTATATTGCACCGTATGGAAACCGTCAGCACGGCCATAATAACCGTCACCTTTTAGTTTATTAGAAGTACGCGATAATGTAGAACTGTCGTTGTCATGTGTCAACTGTACTACGTCTGTTCCGCTTACTGTAAATTCAAAATTTTCACTACTTACTGGCATACTGTTATTTATCAATATCTGAAGCACATACTAATTTGTCGATACGCTGAATACATTCGCCTGCAAGTATCTTAAATAGTATTAAAACCTTATCATTTGTAATATAAATATATCTGCCATTCATATACTTTTGATTTTTTTTTAGATCTTCTAATAACATATTTGAAAATTTCACTTTATCTCTGTTTGCTTCAAGCCACGAGCCTAATGTGTCAGGAACAAGATTACTGCCAAATGTTATTTTGTAGCCATATTTGCTGTTTTTAACAATAATAGTATTTGTATTGTTTTTTATAAATTCTAAATGCTTTTTAGCAGGTTGGTACAATGATTTTGCATGTTTACATTTATTTGATAGTTTATGTAAAAAACTAATATCATTAGTGTACAAATTTAAGTGTCTATTTTCGCATCTTAGTAAATAAGAATTTTTATATCTAGTTAATTCATTGTAAATAGTTCTTGCATCTAAAAAGTGTTCAAGTAGAATAGGAGCTTCATACCTACCGAAACTCCTGATCAACGGCCTACCAGCTTCAAAGTCTGCTTGTAGTTTATCTAAAACAGTACAAGCATACTTAAAATTCTTGTTTCTAAATATAGGTGTTAGTTCACTGTTAACACTTAGAGAATACAGATACTTGTTATAGAAAAGTTTTGTAGTTTCATACTTTAACAGTTTCTTCATTTGTGTCATATGCAAGTACCAGTTCTTTCTTAACTACATCAATGTTACATTTGCCTCCGTCTTTCAACTTACCAAACAATAATTGTCTTGACAATGGACGCTTGATTTCTTTATCAATTACACGTTGTAAAGGTCTCGCACCCATCTTTTTGTTAAAGCCTTTATTTACTAGATAATCAAGTGCTTCATTACTAATAGTTATGTCAACTTTTTTATCTTTAACTTGTGCTTTTAGTTCAACTAAAAACTTACCAACAATTTTCATCATTACTTCTTTACCAAGGCTACCAAATGTAATTATACCATCAAGTCTATTTCTAAACTCTGGTGCAAAGAAACGTTTTAATTCTGTGTCTTCGTAGTCATTTTCAACTTCGTCTCCAAAACCAATTGTGTTCTTTTCTGCATCAGCTGCACCTAAGTTTGTAGTAAGAATTAAAACACTATTTCTTGCATCTGCTTCTTTTCCGTTACTGCCCATTAGTTTACCATTGTCCATTACTTGTAATAGAATTTGTGAAACGTCTGGATGTGCTTTTTCAATTTCATCTAAAAGCAATACACAGTTAGGATTTTCTTGCAACTTCGTAATAAGTATTCCGTTATTTTCTTCGTAGCCTACGTAGCCTGGAGGAGATCCAATTAATTTTGCAACTGAGTGCTTCTCTTGATATTCACTCATATCAAATCTTACAAGTTTTACACCAAGTTGTTTTGCAAGTTGTTTTGCAGTTTCAGTTTTACCTGTACCAGTTGGACCCATAAACACAAACGATCCAATAGGTTTATCGTCAGCTTTAAGTCCTGCTTGAGCTACTAATATTTTGTCAACAATTTCTTCAACTGCTTCATCTTGGCCGTAAACATCTCCTTTGATATTCTTTTCAAGATTTTTTAGATTATCTGTTTCTTTTTCTGCAACTTGCTCTGCAGGCAAGTTAACAACTTTGGAAAGTTCAAACTGTATTTCTGCATCGCTTACAATTTTATCGCCGGTAACTTCTTTCAAATTAAATCTACTACAGGCAAGATCAATTAAGTCAATTGCCTTGTCTGGTAATTTTTTATCGCTTTGGTATTTAACACTTAATTTTATTGCCTCTGCGATAGCTTCATCAGTGATAACTGTAGCATGATAGTCTTCATAATATTTTTTAATGCCATGCAATATGTCATTTGTTACTTCTGCACTTGGTTCGTCAACTGTTACACGTTGGAATCTACGCATTAATGCACGATCCTTTTCAAAGTACTTGCGGTATTCGTCCCAAGTAGTTGATGCAACAACTTTAATATTACCTTTTGCTAATGCTGGCTTTAACATATTTGCAAGATCATTTGCACTATTACTGCCACCTCCTGAACCGGCACCACTAATCATATGTGCTTCATCAATAAACATAATCGTTTTACCTTTGGTTTTTAAGCCTGCTAGTACAAGTTTAAAACGTTCTTCAAAGTCGCCGCGATATTTACTACCTGCTAACATGCTACCAATATCAAGCATGTACACATTATATTCTTTCAAAAACTTCGGTACATTATCATTGACAATATTCCAAGCAAGTCCTTCTGCAATAGCAGTTTTACCAACGCCAGGATCACCAACTAACAAACAGTTATTTTTATTACGTCTTCCCAATGCAAGTGCAATAGTATCTAATTCGTCACTGCGGCCTATAACAGGGTCAATTTTTTCTTTCTTAACTTCTTGGTTAAGGTCTGTAGTGAACTGCCGTAAAGCACGTTGGCCTTCTCCTGATAGTTCTTCGTCTTCAATTGTAGTTTCAAGTTCTGTGTTGATATACTCTGCAAACGGATCTTTCAATAACCCTCCTTGCTCAAGATAAAAATTACTAATACTCTTCTTTTCAGATAAAATACTTAGGATTACATCTGAAAGTTCTATAGTGTTTCTACCAGCAAACAGCACTTGTGTAAACGCACGATTAAGCACACGTTCTACTGCCTGTGTTTTTTTAGGCTTAAACTTTCCTTCTATCTTTAGTTCGTGACACTTTTCTTTTAAGTGGTGTTCTAAATTAGATTTTATATAATCAGCATCTGCACCATAACCTTTTATAATATTAAAAAAGTTATCACTACATAACATACTAAACAAAATATGTTCAATAGTAATGTATTCATGCTTTAGCTTTTTTGCATCAGCTATTGCTTTATCAAATACTAATTTTAGTTCTTCGCCTGGCTCAACCATTTATATACCTTTTTTCTCTTTTAGTTTTCTTTTTCTTAGCCATTTCTAATTTTAACTTAGAAACCCTATCTGTAAATTCTATGCCTTGCAAGTGGTCATACTCGTGTAAAAATACTCTTGCATCATAATTGTTAAGTACTATTATACACTCTTTTGCGTCTGCGTCAAGAAATCTTGTTACCAATTTCACCGGTCTTTGTACTTTTAAAAACAAATTTGGATGACTTAAACATCCTTCGTATCTTAAATCAGTCTCTTCTGATATCTTTTCTATTACAGGATTAATTATTGCAAATGCTTCTTTTAGCTCGTCATGCTGTGTAGGTTGCATAACAAATATTTGTGCATCTATACCAACTTGATTTGCACTAATACCTATGCCTTTATGTGCATCCATAATGTCTACCATATTTTGTGCAATTTCTACTGCATTATGTTTATCAAAGTCAAAAGGTTTTACAGCTTTACTAAGCCATTCACTCGGTGCGTAAATTAATTCCATTTTTAATCTCTTGTATCTTTCTTAGTTCATCAGTACTTAATTTAGGAGTAGTAGCTCTTATTTTTACATATAAGTTACCTCTGTTATTTGTATTTACACGAGGTACACCGTGATGTGCTATATTCATGGTGACACCATTATTTGTGCCAGGCGGAATTTGTAAAGAAATTTGTTTCTTTTCCGGAGTATTTAAAATAACAGTTTTTCCCAAGATCAAGTCAAATACATCAATCGTAATTTCTGTGTAAAGTTGTTCGCCTTCTCTTCGCCACCCTTGTGGTGTAGCAATATCTAGTTTTACTTGTAAAGTTCCTCGCGGCAACCCTTTTATACTATCGTCTCCGTAACCTGGAAATTGTACAACATCATTATTTTTCATACCCGGCGGAATTTTAACATCAATTATTTCATGCCTACCGCTAGGTGTGTTGAAAGAAATACTAGTACCTATTCCTGTATAAACTTCTGTAAAGTTCATTCTATAGTTTATGCGTATATCTTTATTACGTACTGGTCTTTGTTGCTGTCTATTGATATGTCCGAACTTATCAAATCCAAATTGTGCAAATACATCTTCAAATCCGCCCATACCCTGGAATCCATTTGGGCCAAACCCTTGCGAATATTGTGGTTGAGGATTGTCATATTCTGCACGTTTCTGTGGATCTTTTAGTGTGCTATATGCTTCGTTAATTTGTTTGAACTTAGAATCATCACCGCCTGTTCGATCAGGATGGTGTTGCATACTTAATTTTTTGTATGCTTTTTTAAGCTCTTCGGGAGAAGCATTTTTTGAAACACCTAAAGTAGAATAGTAGTCCATACTATTACTTATTGTATAGGTTACTTAGATTTGTCAGTTCCGGTGTAAAGACCAAACCATGCCGCACCAGCACCTACAACAATACTAATCAAACCTGATTGTTCTAATGTAGGATTTGGTAAATCCATATACCAAATAACACACTTGTATAACAATACAATATAAACAGTTAAAAACAATCTTGGAAAAATTCTCCAAGCATCAATTGCTTTTGCTAAATGTATTACACGTTGGTATGGATTAGGCCCCAAGTCTCTTACACTTGTATCTACTTCTAAGTCTAGTTTAACTTTGCGTGTTGTTGTATCTTGTGTAGCAACTACTACTGCATCTGGCTTTGTTTCTGCTACCGGAGCAGGAGCAGGTGCCTCTGCTGGTTTATTTAAATCTTCTGGCTTTTTTCTTGGCATTATCTTTTCCCCTCAAGATGTTTGATACGCTTTTCAAGCTCATCTATTTTACTTGTTATTTTAGGATATTTTACACGCCAAGCATCTGGATCATTTTGTAACCATGTCCAACCCCAACGTATTGCTAGATATTCTAGTGTGGCATCAAACTTACGAACTGCCCATGTTGCCATTCTTGTGTCTTTGAACCAAAATAAAAATCCTGCACCAAATACTGATCCAGCTAATGCTGTATAAATCCATAAGCGATTGCTCGCCATTTGTTCAATCATTTCCCACATATTAATCCCTCAATTATTATGTATGTATTTATTCGGATTTATTGTCTTCTGGGAGAGGTGAAACAGCGTTTTCATAATATAATATAATTGCTTTTTGCTGTTCTATATAGCGTCTTAGTTCGGCAAAGTTTTTTGATAGGTTTTCGTAGTCTTTAACACTAATAGCAATGTATGAATCGCCGCCGTTCTTTGCCTCAAACTCTTTTTTAAATTCTTCTAAGTTTTCTTCAGGTGATACAACATAAATTTTTATGTCGTTCATTTGCACAGGCTTGGGCATAGGAACAATAGGTACTACAGTTTTTTCTAACTTAGTAACTACTTTAATTTCTGGTTCTTTATAAAAGCTACTACAACTACTCAGTAGGAGTATCGCTAGTAATAGACTCGAGATCTTTCCAAAGTTCATCTGTTTTACCTTGCATTCTGTTTTGAATTAGACCTGGCTTCTTATTAGCCAAGTGTGTCAAATTGTGCTTGTTTAGAGTAGCACGAAGTTCATCTCCGTACTGCTCTGATTTGTTTAAGTCTGCGTTAAGTTGATCGGATAACGTGTTTAGTCTGATATTATCTGCTTTAAGTGTTGCTAAACTTTGCTCGCTTGTTTCAATAGCACTTTCTAATTTAGCATTGTTAAGTCGGGCAATTTCTAAATTGGATTGTAACTGTTTTACATAAAACAATCCTCCTCCAGCCGCGGCTAGAACTATAAAAACTAATGCAATTTTTAATCCACTAAACATATTCGAATTTACCCTAGTAACTTTCCCAGCGTTTTTGGTCCTACAATACCGTCAGCAGTAAGTCCGTTTGAACTCTGCCATTCTTTAACAATACGTGCAGTACCAGGACCAAAGATTCCATCAGCAGGAGCAATATTAAGTTTTTCTTGTACTTCTGCTACTAATGGACCACGTGATCCTTGTCTAATTGTTTGATTATAATCTGTTTCTGGTTCTTCAAAGTCGCCACCTAATACATCCATTGCATGTAGGTAATGTTTCTTACGATCATCTAAGCCAATTGTGCCGCCGTTAATACGTTTTGTAGCACCTACAATATCCATGTTATCGCAATACTTATTTAAACCGTTACTATCCCAGAACCAACATGCTGAGTCTAGTGCGCCTTTTTTAGTGCGTACATAGTCTACTGCCGCTTCTGGAGACATGTCCATTTCTTCTGCGAATTTTGTGTAGTTGTATCTACCAGTTAGTTGTAATATGCCGCCACCTCTAAAACGCCAGCCATCACCGCTATCGGTGTCGCCATTGTCCATACGTGAAGCGTAAATAACGTTTGCGATTTTTTCTGGTTTTCTATGGTATGGGTTTGCATCTCTACCTGCCCTCCTAAAATATTTAGGGAAAATTGTGTTTAGTGCTTTGGCGCTATAGTTTAAGTTTTCACTTAGCACTCTAAAGCCTCCGCTTTCATGTCCACACTGTGCTACAAACATTGCTACACGCTCTGCTGTGTTTACTTCCCATAAAGGAAGAATTTCACACATTGCTTCGTACCAATCTTTCCAGTCATCTCTATGGATTAACTCTTCAGCCATCCATTCTTCGAAATCAAATTTAAAGTGTTCTTTAGCCATAGTTTATTTCCTTTTTACTACTAGCGCCAACCCTTCGTTTTCAAAAATAAGTTTGTCGCCGTATTTGCTAATATTGTAGTTACCAAGATACTTAGTTAGAAATAGTATTTCTGGATAGGCGTCAATGTTAAAACTACTATCGATACTTTCTAGGATTTCTTTTTTATCACCTATTTGTATAAATTCAAATGCAATAGGATCAGCATATACTTTTTTTATTAACAAATTATCATCTAGCATATCTATGCTTTCTAAATAACTGTTATTGAAAAAGTTTTTATAATTTTCCATCGTAGTTTGATTTCTAGTCATTCCGTAATTATTAGGATCTTTCGGAATGTGTGCATCTAAATTTTCCATTGTAGCATCTTTACTTTTAAAATTTTTGTAGTATCTAAACTTTAAATCATCTATGCCTGATATCTTTTTAATGCCATCTAAGACTTCAAATATATGTTCGTGTATGTGACGGTTTCTTTCTAGTTCAATAAAGACCTTGTATGTTCCGTCTGACTGTTCGCCAGCAGTAGAGTCTGCATCTAATATAAAACTGTAACCACCTTCAAGAAATTTTACTAAATCGTCTGCTGGTGCTTTATCTCTAATACTGAAACTAAGCGTAACAATATCTTCGTCCTCGCCCATCTTAGATTTAAACGAATCAATTTCAAATACATTGTGTACCATGTGTTTTAAATCGTTTTCTCTAAGGCCCATTATATAACTCCTGCCG